TCGCCTCGAGGTTGCTGACATTGGCCTCCATGGCCGCATCTATCGACTCGATTTTAGCCTTGAGCGGGTCCAGTGTGTTCATGAAATTATCAAATTCGGCCTTGGCCCCCTTGGCAGCGGACCCGCCTTTTTCGGCCGCCCCGGAGGTCTCGTTCATGGCGTCCTGCATATTCTTGGCGGCGGTGTCCCAATCCAAAGCAGCCGCGGTGGCGGCATCATCGCTGGCCACGGTCATCCCGGCAAAGGAATTGGTCACGGTCTCCTTGGCCTTGCCGAACACCGACGTCATGTCGCCCCAGACGGCCGAACCGAAGTTCTTAACATTGCCGACCATGGTGTCGACATTTTCCCCTACGGCCGCGCCCGCAGACCCTAGATTTGCTTTGGCCGCGTCAAGCGCGGCGGCAGACCCAGTCTTAAAGTCGTCCATGCCCGCTACGGCCGCGTCTAAGCCGTCGGTAAGCCCCGCATATAATGCCTGGAATTGGTCCGGGAGAGCCTTGGCCAGCGGTCCGAATACTCCAGTTAGGGTGCGGGCAAAGGCGAGCACGTTTCCGACGGTGGCCCGCAATGCAGTAGCCAGCCCATATTGTATCTCGTTGCCTAGTACGCTGGCAGCGGCCCCTAGCCACTTGAACACCGACCCGATGGCGTACCCGATTGATTTCATGGCGGGTACAGCGGTTGACCAATTGCGCACTATTTCTACGGCCAGCAGAATGACGGCAGTCACGACCGCCGCTATTGCCATAAATTCACCGACAGCAACCACCTTGGTCAAGATGATTGCGGCACGCGCCTCGGCCAGAGTCTTGGGCACAAAGTTGAATGCGGCGAAGGCCAGACCCCCGGCTTTGACGGCTTGTGCCATCACCGAGAATAGCGCGGTGGTCAATTGGAAAGCCACCACCGCTTTCCGGGCCAGCTCCATGGTTATGACCACCGTCTTGTAGCTCGCGAACAGCGCCAGGGTGGTTACCAATATGGGCTTGATTTTGCCCCAATTGTTAGCGATTACCGACGCGAATTCCCCGGCCGCCTTGGCCGCCAATCCTAGCGCCAACACCAATGGGGACAGAAATACGGCCCCGGTCCTGGCTATGTCGGCCAACACGGGGATGATATCCCGGATGCCCTGCTTGATAGATTCAAATGCGGACCCGAACACGGCCAGAATAGGGCCAAGAGTGCGCTGGATATCCGGGGGCACAAGATTGTCCCATAGCCCCTTCCAGCCCTCGGCCTTGAATATAATCATCACGTTTTCCATAAAATCGCGGACCTCAATCAGCCCGTTCTTCATGAAGGCAAAGGTGTTCTGAGTCAGCCCGGCGATCAACATGCGGGCGTTATCTTTGATGGTGGAGGTCACGCCTTCCCAGGTATTCTCCATGTTCTTCATCATGCCGGGGAATTGCTTTTCCATCCCGGCCACAATAACGTCGATGGCCTCGTTTGCGGGCAGTAGCCCCTTCTGAGACATCTTCTGGAGCTCCATGGTGGTCATGCCCATGGCCTCGGCGAGGTAATTCCACCCGTTTACTCCGACTTCAGTTAGCTGGAGCATCTCCTCAGCCTGAATCTTGCCCTTGGCTTTCATTTGTCCCAAGGCGAGGGTTAGTCTTTGAATCCCCTCCTGGCCACGGCCTAAACCGGCGCTGGCGTCGCCTATCGCGGTCATCATGGGGATAACCTTCTCAGTTTCAAATCCAAACGCCTGCATGCGCTGGGCAGCGGACTGTAGCTGCGGGAATTCAAACGGGGTCTTGGCGGCGAAGTTTAGGAGTTCTTCCGTGAACTTGGCCGCCGCGTCCGCCGACCCCATCATGGTGGTGAATCCAATCTGGACACCTTCCATGTCGGCATTGAATCCTATGAATGTCTCCCGCAGAAAGCTGATGGCCCTGGCACCAACGGAGAACAACCCAAATCCTGCGGCCACGCCCATGGCCTGCTTCGTCACAGACCCAAGCACGCCACTCAAGCGTCGTCCGGCCGACTCTGCCTGAGTCATTTGGGATATGGCAGATGCCCCGTTTATGTCGATGGTGCCATAAAGTTTAAACAGTTCACTAGAGATGCTCACGGGTTGCCACTCCCCCCTTCAGTCTACTGAGCACCGATTCGGCGGTCTTTACAGCGTCATCGGCGGTTGCGATTTCTGGTTTTTCCCCGAGCCCCATTTTGTCGAGGTATTCCCCGAATGTCAGCGGGGTCTCAAAATGCGCAGTCTGCCAGGCTATCCAGGCTCCGTCAACCATTCTTGCCTTGGCCTCCTCGGCCATGTTCTTGCCCATGGCCTCCAGGATTTGCAGAAAGCGCGCGTAGGGCCGGGACAGCACTTGTTCGTCGTCCCAGCCGTACCGTGCCTGTATCATGTCTATTGCCCGCGCGATAGTGATCCGAGCGTCCCCATCATCGCTAGAGCCGCGCCGAAAAAAGCGTTGAGGTCCTCCTGCTTTTGGAGCACCCCTAGAAAGTCCATTGTCGCCTTCGGAGACATTCGCATAAATTCGTCCGGTGTCATCCCGATTACCGGGCCAAAAACCTTAGCGAATCCCACCGGGTTGCCCAAAAAGGCTTCAAAAAACACGTTGGTAGCCGCGGCGTCGTCCTGTTGTTCCAGCGCTTCCTCGCCAAGCTCCTCGCGGACCTGGGCCATGGCCTTCCAGAAAAGGTTGGCAAAAGAGAAAACGTCCCGGACGTTTAACCTTCTCATTTGATAGGCTTTCCCGTCCAGGACGATCTCTTGGTTCACTTCAACGAGCGTTTCGATCTCGCTCTTCTTTTTGGTTGTCATTGGTTATTCCCCCCTATGATCTAATTAAACCGGAGAGTAAATCTTCCAGGGCGGCACACTCGGGCTCTCCTGCAGATAGTGCGCGGTAAACTTGGTTTTCATTACCACGGTTCCCTTGCCATCGCCCAGCGGGAATTCCACGGGATCGGTGACCAGAGCGTTCTCAATTACAAAGCAGATGGGCTGAGTGGACCCGGATTTCTCGCCTACCAGGGCGATGGTGTCAATGTAGTTGCCGGCGCTGATCGCCCCTGCGCTGGAAATCAGAGCATGGGTCTGGGGAGAACCATATGCCGTCTGAACGGTTCCGGCCAGGGCCAGCAGAATGTTCTCTTTGGTGATCTCAACCAAGTTGGCCTCGATCTCGGCACTTTCTTTGACCACTCTGCCCGCACCCTTAAGGGGTCCCAGCAATCCATCGATCTCGGGGTTGTAGTACTCTCTGGTGATCCGGACGGTATTGCCTCCCGAGGTGGCACCAATCAGGGTGCCGGGGGTGCTGGGATTCACAAATCCTTTGTACAGGGCGCCCGGGCCAATGAGGATATTATTCATGGTCTGGGTAGTTACGCCACTTCTCACAGGCTATCTCCTCCTCACATTACGTAGTTGATCACTTGTCTCCATTTTTCTTTCCAGACTTCAATATCGAAGGCCTCGACCGCCATCTCGCGGTTGCGATTACCGTACTCGATCATCTTCTCCGGACGGTCAATAAGCCATCTCAGCGCGGGGGTCAGGCTGTCCCGGTTGAGGTCAACCAATAGCCCGTTCCAACGATCAATGACCAAGTTGGGCAGCCCTCCTGCCGGGGTGGTTACGATCGGCAGCCCGGTAGCCATAGCCTCAAGGCACGACAGGCTGGTTCCCTCGGCGGCCCGGGTGGGAATCACGGCTATATCGGCCGCTTGGTACACCTCGGCCATGTCCTCCATGGGTCGATAAATGGTGCGCATGTTATGCTGGGTGTCCTCCTGGTACTTGACCAGCATCTCCTCGGCTTCCTCGGAGAACGACTGCCCGCACAGTAAAAATTCGCATTCTGGTAATTCAGATGCCGCTGACATGAATTCGTTTATTCCCCGCACTGGGGTGAGCCGCCGCGGGTACAGAATCTTGATGGGGCCGCTATTCAGGTCCTTTCGCGGGCAAAACTGCTGCGTGTTCACAAAGTTGGGGACGTAATGAATCCGGGTCTCATAGCCCGGCATATACCCGGCCACAAAGTTGCGGACGTTGGTGTCCACCGCTACGCACGCGTCCACCATGGTCATACCATCGATCTGGCGCCTAAAGAACTCGTCCCGGGCCTGCCCATAGGTCGTCCGGGGGTAATGCCCCGGGAAATCCCAAAACACGCCATGGTTAATGGATATGCAGGGACCCTTGACCCGTGGCCACGCCAGAAAGCTGGCAAAGTAGATGCGTAGGTCGGCAGCAATGCTCATCTCGTGGAAGGTCTCGCACAAGTTCGGGGCCACATGTAGCTCCCATGTGTCCTGGACCGGCAGGCAGACTATCTTAATTCCCTGGTACTCCTTGGTGATCATCTCTTTGCCGGTCATGGACTGATACACGGTAATCTCGTGCCCATCGGCCCGCAGGAAGTTTGCTAGTTCGACCAGGTACCGCTCTGCTCCTCCGAATATGATGCGATCCTGCCCGTGTATCTCCTCGACTTGTTGAAAGAACACGCTGGTCAATATGGCTATTTTCATTCCAATGCCCCCCTCTTTAATTGCCCCCACATAAATTAATGGCCAGGGACGCGCAGGGGGGTGATGCGCGTCGCCCACATGCCTGCGGGCCTATCCCTGGTCAAATCTTATTTCTGGATTACGATTGACCGCTCCCCGACGTTGAACCACCAGACCGCAGCCCCGTATGAATCGTAGGGAACTTCCTGCCCCCCGTGTGACAAGAGCTTGTCGACCCACCATCGCCGCGGCTTGATTGTGATATGGGTTGGGTCATCGTAGTCGGGAACCTCCAGGGTAATAACGTTGATAATCAAAAGCCTGTCAGCCACCCGCATAAGTTCCGAGCACGCCAATTCGGCGTCCTCCTCGGGTATGTGTTCCAAAACGTCGCAGCATAAAACTGTGTCGAAGGCCTTGGCCTCAAACGGCAGAGCCTGGATAATCCCCCGCGAAAGGAAAAACTGGACCTCGGGCGGGGCGGCCGCTAACGCATACTTGGACGCATCAACGCCCCATGCGTCTACGCCTACCTCGTGCAATGCCTTGACCATGAATCCCTTAGCGCATCCTACGTCGAGCAGGCTTACGGGGTCGAACCGCTCCTTGATAACGTTGGCCGACGCCCTAAACTCTTTTTGAAGCCGGTCCCACGAATAATCCAGTCGGTCATTGTGGTAATAGCCCTCGTCGAATACGCTCGCGACGTTGTCTATCTGCTGCATCACTTGGACACCTCCGCAATAATACTTCTGATTGCCCGGATATGCTCTCCGGGCGGGAACAGTTTTAACATGGCCTCGCGCCCCTTGGTGGGGTCCAGGTTGAAATGCAGGACCTGATCCATGACCCGCGCCAGATCAGCGGACGTCCCGTCGAAAAAGTACAACGGGAGGTCAACCCCGGCTTCGAGCGCCCGGGTTTTGATCTCCATGCACCCGGGGAGTTGGGGCACAACGGCCGGGATACCACAAGCCAAAGCCTCCAGAATCGCCAGCGGGGTCCCGCCTTCGACCGTGCTGGCCGATATTGCTAGGCGGTACTCCTGCCATGCCTCCTTCGGGTCCTTGGCTGGGCCTAGCATCTGGGCGGCAACGTTCTCCTCCGCGGCCAGCATCTGCAACCGTGGCAAGTCGGCCCCGGACCCGTAAAAGGTCAGAAGGAGCTCGCCGTGGCCGCCTAGCAGCTTGCGCGCACGGATAATGGTGTCCAGCCCTTTGATGCTGTAATAGCTGGTCACCCCGCCCACTCTGGGGCCTCCGGTGGCCAAGGGATATGTGTCCACTTCCAGCGGATATGGGACCAGTTCAGCCTTGCAACCCATCGATCTCAGGTAATCCACGATGTGCTGGCTGTGTGCAATCACCTTGGTGGGGACGCTCTTGTCGTTGTCGGCTGTGTCGGTTCGGTGCACGTACTCAATAGCCGGAATCCGCAGTTTCTTTATGATGTCCGTGGCCCACTTGGGCAGCCAGTGGTACATGACCGTATCGCTAAATTGCAGGGCCTGCTCAAAATCCTCCGGAGTGTCAGTCCGGGTGTAGTCGAAAGGGCAGGACCCATAGGGGTCGCGGAGCCCGCCGGCCACATAAACGGGTGCTTTCAACAGGCGGGAGTGCATCTCGACGATGGTTTCCACCCCGCCATGGACCGCGTTGGCAGTGACTATTGCGAGCAAACCTCAGCCCCCTTCCCTAATACAGATCG